ACGTCCTGGATGTCATCGCCCAGCTCGAAGTGGATGAACCCGCACGGGGACACCTCGATGACCTGCCCCCACTCCCCCGTGGGGTAGTGGAAGAACGGGATCGGCAAGGACGCCCGCTTCGGGCGCTTGTCCTGCTTGGTCTTGCCAGGCAGAGCCTTCGCCTTGTCCCGCTGCTTCTGGCTCCGCTCCGCGATGGTCTTGGCACCACCACCGGGACGACGCTCGAACCGCTCGGGCTTGTCGTCACGACGCTCGCGGTCGCTCTTGTACCTGCCGTTGCTGCGTAGCCGCTTGTGACGACGCTTCTGCCGCATCTTCGCTGGACCGCGCTTCCGCATGTACCGCTTGTGGAAGTACATGTAGGCCCGGCCCTTCTGCTTCCGCTGCCGCTTGGCACCGGGATAGGCCGGGGGATACATCCCCGCCAGGCGGACAGCAGCCGCCGCAAGAGCTGGGTCCATCTCGTCCAGGAAGTCCTCATCCCACTCGCCGTCAGCCGTCATCCCCGGACGACGGTTCGGGGTGATCAGCGAGTCGGTGATGTCCGGCGTCGGGTGGGTCGCCCCACCGTCGTACTGGCCGCCGGGCTTGCCCTTGGTCCGGGCCTTGTCCTCGTGGATGTTCCCGCTGGAGTCGCTGCCGGACTCCCCAGGCGTGTTGAGGACGGTCGGCCCCTTGGTGGGCTTGCTGCGAGACCATGGCGGGGAAGGGAGCCCCTGCGTCGGGTACTTGCCGCTCGATGAGTCGCCCGTGTCCGACTTCGTCGGAGCGGGGGTCTTCACGAACGTCCGGTAGCCACTCAGGTCTTCATCAGACCGGGCGTGCTTGGGGTGATCCCCGCAGGTGCCGCCCCTGGGGTCGGGCTGACCATCCCAGTACGTCGTGATGATGATGGCCGTGCCACGCTCGTTCTTGAAGACGACCTTGAGCCCACCGAGCTGCTTGTCGATCCACTCGATGGCCTCACCATAGTTGGTGTTCCGCTCGAAGCTCGACCACCCCGGCGACTGCTGGCTCTTCCAGTCGTTGAGCTGCTTGCTCAGGTGCTTCAGTGCGAGCCGAAGGTCTACGACCGTGACACCCCGCTGGTCCATGCGGTACTGGGCATGGGGGGAGATCTTCATCGAGCGGAACATGCCGCTGCCCCGCTCAGTCTCCAGGGTGTAGACCTTGGCGGCTTCGGGGTTGGTCAACTTCTGGCCGTGCTCGACCTTCTCGGCCAGATCCTCACGCAGAGCCGGGCTCCGTACCCGGTCCTCGATGCGCTCCACCACCAGGCAGGGACCTGGCTTGTCCCACATCCCTAGTGACGGATTGAGGTCGGCCCTCTTCCCCATCGTCAGTCTCCTCGGAGCTGAGCCAACAGGTACCGCACGGTCAGTCGATCCATCGCACGGGCCTCGCGGGAGCCGTAGCGGAGGCCACCACCACCGAAGGCAGGCGTGACGGCCTCCTCGACCTGATTCTTGTCGTGCAGCGGGAGCCGGGCCTCCAGGAACGACTCGCCCATCTTGGCGAGCGCGAGGGAGGTCCGGTCGAGGTCCAGCTCCAGACGCTCCAGCCGACGCGGGGCACCCTGGATGAGGTCGCCTGCGATCTGATGGAGGTGCTCACCGTGGTCGGACTGCTCGACGAGCTTGATGGCCCGGTTGACCAGGTGCTTGAGCCGATGGGCCTCAACACGAGCTGACACCACTCCCTGAGTGATGAGAGCCCATGCTGCTTGGCTGCTCGCGGTCTTGTGGGGCACGAGAGTCCTCCAGGCAGGCCGGATGCCTCCTACCTGTCGGCCCCCATAGGGAGACTAGCGAACGGCAGTCAGACCCCGGCCAGCTTGTTGCGGATCTGCTCCGCGACCTTCTCGGACTCCTTGGCGCAGATGGCGTCGATGGCCTCGGGCCAGTCACCGTAGAAGTCCACGGCTTCCTGCACTCGCTTCTGCCAGTTGCGGCGGATGTTCCAGCCGTCCAGCACCTCGGCGATCTCCTGGTCCTCGGTCAGCACCGGGGGCTTGCGGTTGACCTGCCCGGCCACCGCTGCACCGGGCAGCAGGTCGGCCAGGTCGTCGCCGGAGATGGCCTCGTCCACGTCGCCGGTCGCACCCCCCTGACGGATCTCGTCGATGCCGACGTTGCCCTCGCGCGGTACCTGCGTGGTCTGGCGAGCACGCACGGCCTGGGGCTCATGCGTGTGCATCGGGTCCTCGATGACCTGAGCACCCGGACGGGCCATGGCGACCGGCTTGCCGACCTGGACGGGCTGCTTGCCCGCGACCTTGGTGACGTTGGTGCCCTCCTTGATCTCGCCCGCGATGCCCTCGCTGCCGACCACGGCTCCATCAGAGAACTTGTACTCGCCCACGACCTTGCCGCCGCTGTCGTCCTCGATGAGGGCGTACTTCCCGCCCTTGCCGACCCTGCGGCCACCGGAGTCCGGGGCGTCGTGACGCTCCCCGCCCATCTCTGCCCGCGTCTTGCGGGGGTCACGAGCCTCCAGCTCAGCGGTCTTACGGGCGATGTTCGCCTGGTTGATGGCGTTGGCACGAGCGACGCTGGCCTGCTCTGCGGGGTTGGCCTGCGCCTGCTGACCGGAGCTGTGAACCGGCCGGGCCGTCATGTAGGTCTGCTCGGCGTGCTCCATCAGGGCCGCCTCGACCTCCGGGTCCACGTCGTCAGCGTTCTGCGGGGGCGGGGCATCCGGGTTCGAGTCGGACGCCTGGGAGATGCCGATGCTCGTCTTGCGGTCGCGTCGCTGCTGACGCAGGGCCTCCAGCCGATCCGTGTTGCCAGCCGCAGCCGCCTCGCGGATCTGCTTCTGCTCCGTCATCGTCCCGACGACCGCCTCCTCCTCGGAGGCCTCGTCCATCGTGAACTTGTCGCCGCGCTCGCGGGCCTCGGGGGTCGCGTGACTGACCTCCACCCCGGCGGGCTTGCTCTTGTAGGTCGTCGTCTGGTCGGCCACAGGCACGAACCAGTCGCCGAGCAAGCCCTGGAGCTGCGGGACGCCGTACTCCATCCCGCTGTAGCGGACCGTGGCACCGTCGTAGTCGAACTCGTCGTTCGCCAGGATGTCGGTCTCGTACCTGCCGAGGTGGATCTTGTTCGTTGCCCGGTAGGACCGGAACTCGCCACGCTTGAAAGCTGCTGCACCCATCGACGTTCCTCCGTCAGGAAGTGAGGCCCCGTGAACGGGGGGTAGAAGTTCAGCACCCTACCCACACGAGGCCCTGATCATCCCGAGGTTGAAATTGCTCTACCCGCACTGGCAGCGTTGGCCACCAAAGATGCGGCAATCAGATCTCGAAGCACCGGCAGGTAGGCCTTGCGAACCGGCACCCGCTCCACGATCACGGCGCGGTCTTCCGTGGCTGAGTACACCAGGAACTCCAGCAGGCAGGTGCTACCGCTCTCCTGGACTCTGAAGGCGTTGGTGAACACTCCGAAGGCCCTCGAAGGGTCAACCACGACCTCACTGGCGACATGATGTAGTCCGGCCATGGTGACCTGTACCCGCGAACGGAACCTGTTCGCGCACGCTCCAGATACCCGGTGGGCTCGACCCACGAACCCCACGGGTAGCGTCTGACATGAGCCATCCCCATCGAGGCAGCCCGATGAAGAAGTACGTCGTCGCCTTCCTGTTCGACATGACCCGCACCCGTGTCGCCCTCGTGCAGAAGAACAAGCCCGACTGGCAGAGGGGCCTGTGGAACGGCATCGGTGGCAAGCTGGAGGAAGGGGAGGACTGGCTCGACTGCGTGAGCAGGGAGTTCCGGGAGGAGGCGGGCGTGGACCTGCCCCCGGACACGTGGGAGCACACCGTCACGCTGCACAACCAGTGGTTCGAGTGCCGGTTCTACCGGGGCTTCTCAGACGCCGTGATCGACGTGCGGACGATGGAGACGGAGAAGATCGCGGTGTTCCCGACCATCATGGTCCCGAAGCTGGCGACCATCCCGAACCTCTCGTGGCTCGTGCCCTTGCAGCTCGATGCCGGGCTCCACTTCCCCATCGCCCCCATCATGGACGGCTGAGGCAGGAGCCCCAAACGACGAAGCCCACCGGCCCCGAAGGACTACGGCAGGCTCGTTGTTGATCGTTTGCGCCTTCGGTTTCCCGCTCGCGCTTCCGGTCTCCCTCCCACCCTTGCTCGCTTTCGCGTCTGGGGGTAGCCCGCTTCCGTCCCCCGCTCTCACGGGGTTCTTCTGCGAGTCGAGTCAGATGAAGGTGATGGTCCCTTCTTCTCGACGTGGGTTCGGGTCGGCTTGTTTCATCCGCCCAGGAATTGGCTCTGTCGCCTCTCCCCTGACACCCCGACAGAGGGTGTCCCATCGTTGAGGTCGGTAGCTCACCGGCCCCTACTCTGACTCTCGCTCCTGGGTGCTTGCCCGCTCGCTGCTGTCAGAGGTTCCGCAAGGTTTCCCCGTTGGAACAACGACCGGAGTGACTGCTCCGGCCTTCCCTCATGGCGGGGTGGGCGGTGTCTGCCGCCTATCCTCTCCCGAGGGGCCTCCAGGGTCTCCCCTGTCAGCGAGGCGAGTTGTACTCGACCCCCCCTCGGGGGTCAAGCGGCGGATTCACTTTTCTCGATCTTTCCTGCGGGGCGGACCTACTCGCAGTTGTCAGGGGCTTCCGTGCCGTTCGCCACGCCGGAACAGTTCTCGTCGCCGGACCCCGGTTCGCAGATCTCGTCGGCGTCGGGGTTGTACTCCGGGCTGGTGTCGTCGCAGTCGCACCCCACCGTGCCCTCGCCGTCCTGGCAGGCGTCCCAGCAGTCCCCGTCCTGGTCGAGAGAATCCGGCACGCACTCAGGCTCGGTGGTGTCATCGTCGTCCGCAGGGACGTAGGCCTAGTCGTCGTCGTCCCAGTAGACGACCATCTGGCCGTCGTCGCTCATGGTGTCCAGCAGGATGCCGCTGGTGGGGTAGCAGCCCGCCATGAGCAGGGTGATGAGGGCAAGGATGAGTAGTCGTGCGGTCGTCATGGTCGCTTTCTCCTGAGAGGGCTTCTCGCTCTCTGCCTCTACTACTGACGAGATCCGGGTTCTGAGCCCCGAATCGATCTTTTGTTCATGGGCTCAGAAATGACTGGCTGGCAGTAGTTGATATGCAGGCGGGACACATCACCCCGCCACCGAGACGGCGCTGAAGCCGCGAAGGAGTCTGGATGGAGCTGAACTGACTGCTGACACGATTCCGTCTCATGCGAGGCCGCTGGGTGCGAACCACCTGGCGGCCTTGCTGCGTCTGGCCCAAACGACTCGACCCCCGGAAGCCGAAGCCGCCGGGGGTCGAGTGGATTTCGTCAGGTCACCTCCCCGGAGGGAGGGCCGTCCTACTGAGAGCACCACCCCAGAACGACAAGACCCCCGCCAGTCGCCCGGCGGGGGTCTTGAAGTAGTCAGCCAGCTTCGAGAAGCCTAGCCGCTACGCGGGGTTACCGCGTGACGGTGAGGCGAGCCAGGCCGCGCGGGTTGTACGCGCCCAGGCCGAGGTTCTCAAAGATCGAGAAGCCGATCATCCGCCGCTTCGGGTCGTCCGCCGAGAGGACCGTCAGCTCGGTGCGGACCGGAATCCGACCGAACATCTCGGGCTCGCAGCAGAGGTAGACCGTGCCGTTCGGGACCAGGCGCGACGTGACCACGTTGGCCCCGTAGATCACGCCCTGGAGGCCCGTCTTCAGCAGGGTGGCCTGCGACTCGATGTCCAGGATGTCGCGGCCGAACTTGCGGATGTCCGCGTAGTCCCGCGCGTTCATGTAGATGCGGGCGACCCGGAGGTCGTGCCGCTCGATGAGCGCGAAGGCATCGGCCAGCACCGCACCGGAGATCGGGGCGATGACGGGGATGTCGGCGTTGAGCTGACCGGGCAGGGAGTCGAAGCCCGCCGTGGCCACGGAGTCGAGGACCGCGAAGACACGCTCGTCCTCGGCCGCCTGGATCTGGGCACGGCCCAAGTCCTGCGACCGCTCGATCAGGTCGAAGCGACGCTCCTTGATCTGGGTGAGGGGGATCTCCGGGTTCGAGGCGATCTCGAACAGGGGGAAGATCACGCGCCGGGGCTTGGTGACGGCCAGGATGTTCTGGCCTTCCTCGCCCACGACGTAGGCCGTGACATCCGGGTCCTTGTCGTAGATCGGAAGCGCACCGTCCGGGAGCTGCTCGACCAGGAAGGTCTTGCGGCCCACCGCCGCGTAGTCACGGCGGGTTCGGAGGGGCTGGGTCATGGAGGCGGCGAGCTTGGCACGACCCTGGGGGGTCTTGATGTACTCGCCGATGATCTTCTGCTTGACAGCGTTGGTGACGCTCATGGCTTGTTCCTTTCAGACCTGTGGGTCAGATGCGCTGGTCGTAGACCAGGTCGCCCTGGGTTGCGTCGGGGACCATCTTCACGACGCCGATGGAGGTCGGGATCGCCAGAGAGCCGGTGGCGGTGATGACCGTGGCGGCCAGGGCGTTGAAGCCGAGGGTCATGTCCAGGGCCTCCCACGTCTGCTCCGACGTGGTGACCGCGTAGTCGGCGATGATGGCGTTGGTCAGGTAGCCGTTCCGGCTGGCGAACAGGTCCTGGCCGACGTTGTAGGCGGTCAGGGCGTTGCCCGCGTTGCCTGCGGTCAGGACCTTGTCCTCGAACAGGGTGTTCCCGAAGGAGCCCTGGCCCGAGCAGTAGGGACCCTTGCCGGAAGCCGTGCCGGGGGTGTTCTCGAAGGCGTTGCCGTTCGCGGAGTTGATGAAGACCCCGAGGATGGCGACGTTCGCCGTACCGACCGCTGCCGGTCCGCCGATGAAGTTGCTGCCGCCACCCACGTCACCGCGAGCGAAGCAGACCGAGCCGCTCAGGACGCCCGTGAGCGTCTGATCGACCTGGGCCGTGATGGTCGCCGCGACGACGACCTGGGGGGGGTTGGTCTGGGTGAACGAGTCATCCGTGAGCACGCCGATGCTGTTCGCGATTCCGAGGTTCAGAATGCGAAGGGCGCTGCTCGACTCCGTCCATCCACCGCTGGCCTGTCCAAGCAAGGGCATGAAAGCCTCCACTCCCTGTCAGGGGATTTGGTGTCTGGTGACCTCACCCAGTTACGTCGGGTTCGGTCCGGTTCGGCCACTCCAGCCCGGACGGATGGAGGAGGCCTTCGTCTATATGTGGAGGGCTATCGGATGAATAGTGAGGGTTTCGGAACGAATCCCCCCAAGCCACAAGCCCGGCCCCGGATTTCGGGGCCGGGCTTGGGATAGTTCTCAGCGGTTGCTCAGGAGAAGCTGCCGCTCACGTCGGGGTCGGACGCCCAGAGGTTGGACAGCTCCTGGACCTCGTTGCCCTTGACGCTGGCCGTCTTCGGCACGTTGCCCACGGACTTGACGCCCTTGGAAGCCGTGCGCTTCTGCGGCTTGAGCAGGGACGCCAGGCTGGCCTCCTTGTCGGAGCCCTTGTCCTCGTCGTCGTCCGCATCGTCGTCGTCGGAGCCGAAGACCTCCTGGAAGGCCGCCTTGTCCGCCGCCGTCAGCGAGGTGCCGTCGCTCAGACCCATGGGGTCGAAGCCGGTGGCGAAGAACTCGGCGTCGCCGGAAGCCTCCTTGTCGGAGCCCTCGTCGTCGTCGCCTTCGTCGTCGCCCTCGTCGTCGCCCTCATCGTCGCCCTCGTCGTCGCCCTCGTCGTCGCCCTCGTCGTCGTCGTCGTCGGACTTCTTGGCGGCCTTCTTGCCCCCGACGATCTCGTCGTCGGCGTCCTCGTCGTCATCCGACTTCTTGGCCTTCTTGCCCGCCATCACGTCGCCGCAGCCCATGACCTCATCCTCGGGGGCCTCGTCGAACTGCATGGCCGAGAGCATCTCCAGCTCATCGTCGTCGAAGTCGGCTTCGTGCCCGAACGCGAGCTTGCCCGCCTCCTTGCCCTCGTCGTCGTCCTCGTCCTCGTCGTCCGAGGCCTCCTTGTCGGAGCCCTTGTCCTTCTTGGCCTCGCAGTTGTCCCGCATCCCGCCCTCGGGGAGCTTCTCGCAGCCCGCCTGGACCTCGTGCCGGGCGATGATGCCGTCGCCGTCCGTGTCGAGGCTGGCGAACATGGAGCGGGGGCCGCCCCAGTCCTCGGCGGTCACGAAGCCGTCGCCGTCGTCGTCGTAGGCGTCGAACATGGCGAGGAAGGGAGCGGAACGGGCCTCCTTGTTGGCGGCCTCCTCTTCCTTCTTCTCCTGGTCCTCGGACTTGCCCTTGGCACCGAGGGTCTCGCCGTCCGGGTCGTTCTGGTCGGCTGCTGCACGCATGGCGAACAGCTCCTCCTCCATCGCCTTCAGACGGGCCTCCATGGGGTCCATGCCCATGTCGTCGAGGAGCATGTCTTCCTCGACCGTATCGTCCTCGGGGAACATGCCCATCAGCTCGTCTTCCATGCCGAGGAAGTCGCCGCCGAGACGCCCGATGCTGGCGTCGAGGGCACCGTCGTCCATCGACATGTAGCCGAAGGCCTGGTCCTCGATGGCGTCCCAGTTCGCCTTCTTGCCGAGGGTCGCCTTGGCGAGCACCAGAGCCTTGGCGGACTTGCGGCGGACCAGCTCCATGAGGGAGGCATTGCGGCCGACCTGACCCTGGTGGGCCGGGTGGTCCTGGTCTTCCACGCCGACGCCGGGCAGAGCGGGCGGGCCGCTGTCGCCGTAGGGGCCGGGGTGGACATCCTCAGCGAACTCCGAGGGGCCGCCGATGTTGTAGTCGTCCTTGCCCGGGTCATCCTGGGTGTGGGCGGGGTGGTCCTGATCCTCGACTCCGTAGCCGGGGATCGCGGGGGGGGCAGACGCACCTCGGTCGAGGGCGGCCCACGTCATGCGCTGACGCTTGCTCATCGCTGTTCTCCTTCAGAGGGGCGACTGCCAGGTGTGTGGATGGACCCGCCGCGAGCCTGGCCTCGCGATAGGATGAGCTTGCCGAGCCTGAGAAGTACCTTTGCCTCGGCAGAAGTGGGCTTGCGGCCGAGAGCCGCTTGGCAAGCCCGGACGTACTGGTTCAGCGACGAATAGCCACTGGTCGAACCGAGCCGCAGAGCAGCCCGGTACAGGGGCACGGGGATTTCCACCCCGTACTCCATGTTCAGCAACGCGACCTTGTTCATCAGGTCAGCGTCATTTGAAGCGGTACGGCAGAGAATGGAGACGGCTCCACCGTATGCGGCCTTGCGGCCTGCATCGGGAACCATCTCATCCATCATCAGCCGGGACTGCTTCACGATACTGTCGTTGGGAGCCGTGGACTCGCCGAGCGAGTCGTCCAGAGCCTCCCCGTCCATGTCCTTCTTGAGCTTCTTACGCACCCGGTCCTTCAGATGCTTCGCCAGCTCGTCTTCGAGGTCGTCGAAGGGACCAGATGGCTTCTCCGGGGCGGCCGGGGCATCACCCTCACCCTCGCCGTCACCCTCGTCCTCGTCACCCCACCCGGCCATGAAGGCATCGGGACCGAACGCCATCGAGGCAGCCTTCTGGCGGGTCGCCTTCGACCACTCTGCCGGAGGCTGGGCAAGAATCGCGGCGGCTCTCTTTGCCAGTGCCGGAGTCACCTCGATGACGTTCCGAAGGACCGCGCCCGTGAACGCGGGGGTGCCGACCCAGGAGGCCTCGATGAAGTGGACCCCGCCGGTCGGGTCGATGGACTCGTGCCCACACAGCTCCGCGACCCGGTGCTGACGGCCCTGCTCATCGAAGAAGGTGTTGCCCTTCTCGTACTTGATGTGGGGGCACATCTCCGTCTCGTCGGCGGCCCAGTGACCACACTTCGTACAGATCGTGCCATCGACGGTGCAGCCCATCGACAAGGTGCTCATCTTGCCGGACTCGATGGCAGTCACCAGGTCGGTGTGCTTGCGGTCCGTGGCGATGAGGATGTCCACGTACACCGAGCCGCCCACGTCGCGGGCAACCGCGTCGATGATGCGGCCCTTGCTCAGCTCCTCGACCTGAACGTGCTCGACGAAGTTGTGCCCGCCGATGAACGTCGCGTAGCTCTTGGCGAGTACCGCCCGGCTCCAGCAGTCGAGGTTGTTGTTGATGAACTTGTCGGCCCCGAGCTTGACCCGGAAATTGGCGAACTTCCGGTTGACCCTGAAGCCACCCTCCATCACGGAGCCGGTCTTGACCCCGGATGGCTCATCGACATCCACCGACGCCACGATGGTCGCGTGGGTGAGCAGGTAGTCCTTCGGGTCGAACGACTTGCCGAGGATCTCGCTGGCCCGGGTGACCAGGTTCTCGCTGACCTCAGCCGTCGCCTTGGCGGCCTGACGTACCTTCGACCAGCCCCGGCCAGAGACCTTGGGCTCCACGATGGTCGCCTTGGCGAACTTCATCATGGGCATCAGGACACCCTGACCTTCTGGCCGTCCAGTTCGACGCTGGCGATGTGGTCAGCCCCATCACCATCGAACCCGAACGCCTTGCGGTACTCGGAGTCGTCCGGGTCCACGACCACCTCGAAGCTGTGGCCGACGCTGCCGATGTCACCGATGTAGGCCATCATCTGCGACATCGAGTCGGCACCGTCACCACGGCGGCTGAACTTCACCGTGAGGGTGGCGGGGGCGTCGTCTGCGGCCTGCTTGACCCGCTGGACCTGCTGGACCTCATCGAAGCCCTGATCCGTCGTGCCGTCCCACTCGGCCTCGATCCCGGCCTCGTCCACTTCCTCTTCGACGTAGTCCGGGTCACCGAGGATGTCCTGACGCTTGATCAGGAACAAGCAGGACGGGCAGCCCAGCAGCCGGTGGCTCTGGCCATCCTGACGCTTGTAGTTGGCGGGACGGAGGTAGTTGGCCTCTTCCCCCTCGCCGTGGCACTTCTTGGGGCAGGCGTACTTGCCGCCGTCCACTTCGGCCTTGGTCGCCCGGTAGTGGCGATTCTTGCTGGCCCAGTAGAGAGCCGACTTCACGTAGGCGTGTGCCACCCGGTTGAGAGTCCGAGCAGCCGTCCGAGCATGTGGCCCACCGGGCACCCCGACTGACCCAGCCCCGCCGGGGACAGTCGCGTGCTCGGCATTCGGCGGGATGATCGAGATGTCGGTCACCCGCTGCACTTCCTCAACCGGGTAGCGCCCGGAACCCCACGGGAAGTCGATGTCCACCTGACCGATAGCGGGCCAGACAGCCACCACGCTACCAGCCTGCGACTCGTCGGTCGCACCCCCGGCGAGGGGGTACGCCAAATCACCGACAGAGAACTCTGAAGCCCTCTGCTGGTAATCGACGTAGACGGTGGCTTGGCGCTCACTCACGAAGGGAACCTCCCGGTCGTCTGCCGGTCAGGCGGACTTGGCGAGTCCGGCGAAGATGTCGGTCATGCGACCCAGCTTCTCGGCGGCGATGACGGGCACATCACCCGCGAGGTGCGGGAGGACGTGCCCGGCGGCACGGGTAAGCGCGGCAACCCGCTCCTCGGACTCGCTGCCTTCCAGCACGCGGGTCTGGAACTGGAGCACGTCGAGACCGGCCGAGGCCAGCTTCGTGCCCAGGCCCTTGACGGCCGGGTGCTCGGACGCGGCCAGCTTGGACGCGGCGTTGTTGATGTCGAGGTACAGGCTCGCCAGCCTCTTGCCGGTCTCCAGCGACGCCTGGATGCCCGCGTGCGGGGTCTGGCGGTCGGGGGAACCCGTGGGCAGCTCACCGGCCTCCTGCTTCTCACGAAGCTCGCGGTTCTCCTGCTGGGAGAAGTGACCGGCCATGTACGGCTCGTCGGTCTCCTGCTCCTTGGGGCCGGACTTCTCCTCACCGATGATCTCGGGGTCCTCGCCGATGTGGGCACCCTCGTCGAACACGTCGTCGCCCGTGAGACCCTGCTTGCGCTGGTCTGCGAGCTTCGCGATGTCCGCACCTGCCGACTTGGCGATGTGGTCGCTCAGGAGGTCGCACTGCATGGCGAACTTCTTGGCGATCTCCGGCTTGATGCCGAACGCCGCTGCGCCCTTGGTGATGAGGTCCGCTGCCTTGTCCAGGGTGTCGCCCGCGTTGCGAGCTGCCTGCTTCGAGAGCTTGCTGGCCATGATTTCTGTACTCCGGTGTCCGTTTCGGGGGGTGGACAGCACAGGGCGCACGATGGCCCTCGCTAATACCTTCCCGGTATAGGGGAACTATCAAAAAAACCTGCTCGGACGGTTTCTAAGCCGCCGCTCCCTCTCCTGTGTCCCCGAGAACCGCTTTCTCCAGCACGGCAAACTCTTCGGGGGTCATTTTCTGGATTCTTTTCTTCTCGTCAGGGTCCGTCACATTCTCGATCCAGGCCTGGACGCGCTCTGCAAAGGGCTTCTCTGGCCGGATGGTCTTGTCGTCCAGCAGCTTGATGTCGCCACCGTTGTTGATGGCCCGGACGACGGCTACGGAGATGTCCTGCGGGTCGGGCTCGACATCGGAATCGTCCAGGACCTTCCCCGCCCCGGCGATCTGGGCTCGAACCAACATGTCCTCACCATCGAGGAGACAGGCAGCGACATCCTCACCGGATGCCATGCAGTCGGCCATGAACGAATTGATGGCGGGCGTCACCTCGTCTGCGATCACCGCGTCGGCCTTCTCGCGAGCAGCCTTGATGGCGTCGGCCTGCGTCTTGGGGTCGGCCTTGGTGTCCGTGATGGCCGCAGCCACCCCCTGCACCGTGGTCATGCTGTTGACGGCCATGTCGCGCATCATCGACCGCAGGAACTCCTGCACGTCGGGGGCAAGGGTTCGCTTGCCCTCCTTCAGGGACCTGCCGAGGGCTTCCCACGGTGTCCCCTCGGACATCTCGATGAGCATGTCGTCGTCCATGGTGCCCATCGCGTCACGGACAGCCGCACGACCCTCTGCCTGGTAGACCTTGGTGCTGTCGTCCATGAACAGGATGCCCGCGTTGCCCTGCTGGACCATGTGCCGGAGCAGCACCTCCCCCTTCGGGCTGAGAGGCTTCCGCAGGAGGTCACCGTTCGACCCCTGCACGTTGAACGTCTCCTCGTTCATGATGAACGCGGCCTGGATGCCGTCGATGATGGAGTTCAGCTCGGCAGCCTGTGGGCTCTCCGGGTCCAGCTCTGCGAGCTGCTCGACGGCCAGTTGCGCGGCCTTGGCCCGCTGCTCTGGGGACGCCCGCCGGAACTGCTTCATCGAGGCCAGTGCGCGATCCTTGCGGGCGTCACTGTCCAGGGGCTCCGACGACAAGGGCTTACCGCCGACCATGCTGGGGTTGAGCAGGACCGCATCGTTCACCTTGGCCTGCACGATGGCCGCCGCGACCGCCATCGTGTCGCTGGTGTCCAGACCCTTGAACGGGTCCTTGGCCCCCTCCCGCATCATCTCGTTGGTGATGCCGTGCTCAAGCAACTGCTCACGCATGGCCTTCAAGTCATCGGTGTACGCCGTGAACAGCTCTGGGTCCTTGGCCATCCCCTTCAGGAGAGCGGCTTCGGCCTTGGGCAGCTTGAGGTCGCCCAGGAGCTTTGCCACCTCCCCCTGGAACTGCTTCTGCTCGCTCTTGGGCTTCGCCGCAGGGGCCTCCGGGGACTTCTCATCCTCCGGTGGCTCATCCTCCGGTGGCTC